CGGTACAAACGGTTTCCACCTGACCTTTGAAGATGACGTTGTGTCTGAGGGGTTCAATGCTGTTACCTATCGTGGTGATGGCAGTAACGGAAATAGCATAAGTGGCTTAGGTTTTTCCCCTGACCTTACTTGGTTCAAGAGACGAGATGCGGCTGGTTATTATCACGAATTACACGACACAATCCGTGGTGCTGATAAAGCATTATTTTCTAATGCAACCGATGCAGAAAGTACAAGAGATAGCCAAATATCGTTTGATAGCGATGGCTTTACTGTTGGCACACAAAGCGGCGCACACGGAGGCACAAACACATCTGGTGGTTCTTATGTAGCTTGGGCTTGGGATGCTGGCAGCGGTTCAGCCGCAAGCAATACTGATGGGTCAATCACCAGCACGGTCAAGGCAAATCCTGCCTATGGGTTTAGCATCGTTAGCTATACTGGCAGTGGTGCTAACGCTACGGTTGGTCACGGTTTGTCGTCTGCGCCAGAAATGGTCATTATCAAGAAGCGTAATGTCGCAACTAACTGGATGGTTTACAACCAGACGGTTGGCAACAATAGGTTCTTGTATCTTGACTTAACTAACTCACAGACAGGAACGGACAGCACTTATTGGAATAACACAAGCCCAACCTCTAGCGTCATTCATCTTGGCACATATCATCGTAACAATAGCGCAAGCGAGCCATATATAGCCTACTGTTTCAGTTCGGTGGCTGGCTACTCATCCATCGGGTCATATACTGGCAACGGTTCTGCGTCAGGGCCGACAGTGACGACTGGCTTCCCTGTGGCTTTTGTTATGATTAAGCGCACAGACGATGTTGGTGGTTGGTATCTAAAGGATAACACCCGCAACCCTTCCGGCGAACAAACGTTATTCCTTGATGCGTCTGACGCTGACGCTGAAGCCACTGGCGCACAGGTAACATTTAGCAGCACTGGCTTTCAAGTTACTAACCCTGACGCTGGCACTAACGCAAGCGGCGGCACATACATCTATATGGCCTTTGCCGACACACGCGAAGCAGCGTTCTGGAAGGACGTATCTGGTCAGGGCAACCACTGGACACCTAACAACTTAGACTATCGTGATAGCTTGCCTGACAGTCCGGCGAATAACTTTGCTGTGCTTAATGCTGTTGATAAAGGAAACAACGTAACGCTGTCAGAAGGTAATCTTGCTGCAACACTTGTAGCAGATGACGCCGTTAGAAGCACATTCCATTTTGACATTGATGGTTCAGAGTCTTGGTATGCTGAAATGTACATTTCTGGTACGCCTAACAGCAGTTCCGGCATTGGTATCGTTACATCTACAGCAAGTATGGATGCGGCTGGTGGTAACGCAGAAACATATTGGTATTTTGCTAACGGCAATAAACGTAATGTGTCTGAGGTTAGTTACGGCGCAACTTACACTGCCGGAGATGTTATCGGTGTAAGCGTTACTGGTGGGGCTGTAACTTTTTATAAGAATGGTTCATCTCAAGGTGTTGCTTTTAGTGGGCTTACTGGTAGCTTTGCTTTTGCTGTCGCAGAGTTCAACGGCACATCAACTAAGTTTATTTATAACTTCGGTCAAGACAGCACCTTCTCTGGCGCAAAGCCGATGGGTGCTTACACCGATGACAGCGAACTTGGGACATTCCAGCACCAGCCACCGGCGGCTTTCAAATCCTTGTGTTCGGCTAACCTTCCAACGCCTACGATTATTTCTGGGGCGGAGCATTTCAATACGGTGTTGTGGACTGGTAATTCTACAAACAACACAGCCATAACAGGTGTAGGTTTTCAATCAGACTTTGTTTGGATTAAGCAGCGCAGTAGTGTTGAATGGCACAGACTCCACGACACTGTGCGTGGCGTAAGTCAACAGCTATACAGTAATGGAACAAATGCTGAAGTGACTGCAACAAACAATCTTTTGTCTGTTGATAGTGACGGTTTTACATTGGGTACAGATAGTGCTGTTAATGGTTCCGGCTTTACCTACGTTGGCTGGAACTGGAAAGCTGGCGGCACAGCGGTCAGCAATACTGATGGCAGCATTACGTCACAGGTGTCTGCGAATGTTGACGCAGGGTTTAGCATAGTCAGTTATACTGGCACAGGAGTTGATGGGGATACGGTAGGTCACGGACTAACGGCCTCTGAGCCAGAACTGGTTATAATAAAGGGCAGAACAGGCGCAGGGTATCCTTGGGCGGTATATGGCTACCCAAATAATTCAGCATTTCCTAATGATGGTAGCGTGGTATACTTAAACGACACAGCAGCTATGACCGACAGCACTGGTTCTGAGTTATCGCTTGGGGCATCTACTATTAGCTTTGTTGATAGCGGTGCAAATATCAACGGCAGTGGTCAGGATTACATCTGCTATGCGTTCCACTCAGTTGAAGGCTACAGCAAGGCGGGCAGCTACACCGGCAACGGCAGCAGCGATGGGCCTATGGTATTCACCGGTGGGCGTCCAGCTTGGTTTCTGGTAAAGCGGTCAGACAGCGGCACACATCACTGGCGTTTGTTTGACGCAGTTAGAAGCACGTTTAATGACGTGGACGACTACCTTGCGCCAAGCAATTCTAACGCTGAGGCCGTTGGTAAAGACGTAGACTTTGTGTCTAATGGAATTAAAATTAGAACATCGAACAGTGATTTGAATTTGTCAGGCGGAACCTACATTTATTTATGTATTATGGAATCGCCCCAAAAATTCGCTAACGCCAGATAACGGAGATTTTACAATGGCATACAAGTACAGTGGTCGCATCATCCGCGCTGGCAAAGCGTGGACTGACAATGACGGAATACAGCACCCCTCAAACTGGATGGTCTGGGATGACGCAACAAAAGCAGCCAAGGGGCTAGTGTGGGAAGATGACCCAGCCAGCTTTGATGGGCGTTTCTACTGGTCAGCCGGTGTACCGAAAGCACTCGATGATGTGAATGAGGTTGACGCTGATGGCAACGCCATTATGGAAGATGGCGAACAGGTTGTGACGCTTGGCCTAAAGTCAAACGCTATCGCCACAGTCAAGGCACAGGCTGGCGGCTTGCTTGCCCCGACTGACTGGATGGTTATCAAGGCATCTGAAGTTGCAGACTACTCATTGCCGACAGACGTTGCTACTGCCCGCGCCGCAATCCGCACAGCCAGCAACACAATCGAGGCAGCTATTACAGCGGCTAGTGATTTGGCTGCGTTTATGGCATTATATGATGTGCCGGTTGATGCTGATGGCAACCCTACTGGTAACGCACCTATCAACGACTGGCCTGATGAGGCGTAATGATGAACGAGGAAAACAAGGTTATCATTGACGTAGTTGCTGGCACAGGTACAGCTGCCGCGTATATGGCTATGGTTCCAGACGTTGTTGCCTTGTTTACTGGCGTGTGGATATTGATTCGCATCTATGAAACTGACACTGTGAGGCGCATCATCAAGCGCATCCAAGGCGATGTTTAAAGCTATTGTGTTAGCTTGCTCTTTAAGCGCCCCAACAAATTGCATTGAGCTGCATGATTTTCGCGGGCCTTGGCAATCTTATGAAGCTTGTGTTGAGCGCATTTATGAAATGGCTCACGCCGTTGGCGAATTGCCCGGCGATCTGATCGCTAAATCTTACAAGTGCCTGCCGCTGCGAAAAGGAATGCTATCGTAATGGAGCCTATAAGCACAGCCCTTATGGCCGTCAGCGCCGCGTCAAATGCGATAGCCTTCATAAAAGCTAGGGTAAACGATGTGCAATCGGTGGCCGATCTGTCGGAGCAAATCGGCACATTGTTCTCGGCTCAGAAAAAACTCAACGAGGAACGCAACAAGCAGGCCGGTGTTGGCGATATTAGCTTTAAGGGTTCAATAGATGCGGTGTTGGAGGCGAAGCGCCTTAACGAGGAAATGCAGACCGTAGCCCAAATGATAAATATGCGTTGGCCTAAACCAGCGGATCAGCCGTCAACGTGGCAAGAGATCATCAACCACCACAACAAGGCTTTGCGCGAACAGAAAGAGGCTCGCCTTGCAGCGGCCAAGGCTGCCGCCATTGCACATGATGAGGCTATTGAGAATATGAAAATAGGTCTGGCTATTTTTGCTTTGGTGGTTGTTGTGGTAGGATTGTTCATAGCAGTTATGGTATCAACAGCCGGGGCTATTGGGCTTAGATGAGTGAAACAACAACCGGGCTGATTGGTGAGTACATCGCCGCAGCCGCAATATTAGGGCTTGGCTGGCGTGTCTCTATGGCACAGCAAGACCGGGTGGATTTGGTAGCTTGGAAAGATGAAACGACATTTATTAGAGTGCAAGCAAAGACTGCGAACCTACTGGGCAATAAAGATGGTCGATCTCCGCGTCACCATTTCCAATTGGGCCACGGTTGCAAAACAAAACATTTACCAAAGCCGAGTGATTACGATGTTCTGTGCCTTGTTTCCCCCAATGCCCGCCGGTGCCTGTTCATGTCGCACCCAATCTGCCAACGATCTATGCGCGTGTCCCCGGCGCGTTTTACACTTGAAGCGGAAGCTGATAGCTGGGCTAAGACAATTGATCACGTTCTGGAGATGAGACGATGAACTGGGAAAAATATCCAAACTTTAGCAAAGAAGAGTTTAGCTGTAGTGAAACCGGCGAATGTAAAATGTCAGCCGCGTTTATGTCAAAGCTGCAAGAACTGCGTGATGTTTATAATAAGCCAATGACAATCACCAGCGGATACCGCAGCCCAAAGCACAGCATTGAGGCCAGCAAGCCAGCAGGCAAGCTGTCAACACACGCAAGAGGATGCGCCGCAGACATAGCCTGCAACGGCCAGCAGGCGCATGAGATAATGAAGCTGGCGTTCCAGCTAGGGTTCACCGGGATCGGCGTGTCGCAGAAGGGCAGCGCACGGTTTGTGCATTTGGATACCTACAGCGGATCACCCCGGCCAAACGTATGGAGTTATTAAATGTTAGCTGTGTTAGGAAAAATCCTCGGATCAGATAGTGTCATAAGCCAAGGCATCAAGCTCATTGACGATATGCACACATCAGATGAAGAGGCCATCGCAGCCAAGAGCAAAGCCCGCATCGACCTCATGACTGCTTATGCCCCATTTAAAATAGCACAACGGTTTTTGGCGCTGATGTTTGGGGCTACGTTCTTGGGCAGTTATGTGCTGGTGCTTGGCATGACGATTACTGGCCGAGGCGACCCAGACGCCGTTACCAAAGTAATGGATCAGTTCACGATCAACTATGCGATGCTGATCATCCTTGGTTTTTACTTTGGCGGTGGTGTTGTCGAAAGCATAAAGCAACCTAAAAAATAAAGGGGCTTTCGCCCCTTTACTCAACCACCCTAATCGTTCTGATCTTGCCGGGCGTGTGTGTTAGGATGCCATCCTCGATCAGCTTGTCTAGCTGAAACCTGACGGCAGTTCTTGATCGCCCCACAGCATAGGCTATTTCGTTCACTGTCGGGCCGTAGCCGTTGTAATGGTGGTAAGCGGCCACCGCGTTTACAATCGGCCTCCACGAGCTTTCTCGGCGTTGTCCAGCCATCAATCAATCTCCTTTAGCGTTAATGTTTTCTGACGCATGACAGTCTCAGGTTTTGCCGGTGTCACCTTCTCAGGCTGCGCACGCATCTTGCGGGTCGGCCACTTGACCTGCACCCGGCGATTTCCGACAGACGCGAAGGCCGTGTCGTGACTGCCCATCGTATCCATCAGGGCAGCGGTGGCAATGTCGATCTCTCGCTCGGCCATTGCCTTGTTGGCCTTGGCCGTCATCAGGTGGTCAACCCACGCTGCATCGTCACCCTCAAGCTCTAGCGGCGGTGCGTCTGCATCGACCCGGCCATACGCCGCCACCCCATCAGCCGGTGACACGACAGGGTATTTATCAATATTTTTTCGGCGATTTTCAAAATCAATAACCGCCTCGCGGATGCGGTTTTGTATTACCTCATCGGCCTGATAGACAAACAGACGCAGCGTTGTGCTTTGGTACAGCACAGCAATGCAGCCCCACTTGTAGCCAGTACACATCATCTGACCCTGCAACTGGTATCTGCCCCGGTGTGTCGCCGGGATCTCTTCTGGCCGGGCTGACGTTAGCTTGGCCTCAATCAGTCCAACGCCCTCAATGTCAATTGCCCCGCCCTGCGGCACATAGATGCCCTTATCCCAGTTGGCAATCACTGAGCCTTTGCCAACACCAGTGCCATCGAGACTGGCAGCTAGTGGCAGGTGGTCGTGCTGGTATGGCACGGTGATGTCAGTCTCAACATTAGTCAAGCCCAACCGCTCGGCTGCCTTTCGCAATATCATTGGCTCAAAATAATCGCCCAGTTCCATTGGCTCATTTTGCGGTATCCACTTTGGTGGGTTGCCTTCGTCAATTCTAATGAACTGCTCAAGCAATTCATTCTGAGTTTCCCACGGCGATGCGTTAAGCAATGCAGGCAACCGGCTGACGCTCAACTGATTATCCGGTGTAAGTTTTCCGACCATTTTATTGTCCTCCAAAGCGAGCCATCAAATACCAGAAATTCCAGTCTGTGATGGCGTTAGTAAAAAACGTAATTACAAATGCTGTTACAAACAGCATACCGATAGTGTCTTTAACCATTAGTTTGCTCCCATTAAGTTGCGCACAGTGCTGGCGTACCATTGCCCGCCCAGTGCTGTTGGAATGCCAGCTTCATTGAGCTTGGCGGCGATGGTGCGTAGTGAGGCACCAGCCTCACGCAGCACCGAGACGATTGGCATTGCCTGCTTGGCAACAACATTAGTACGCGCAACGCGCTTGGCGGCTGACGCCCGGCCAGCAGCGGCAGGGTTGGGCGAGCCGAGCTTGACGCCACGCGCCTTGGCAGCAGCCAGCGCGGCCTTGGTGCGCTCGGAGATCTTGCGGCCTTCCCACTCAGCGAACACAGCGGCCATTTGCAAGAAGGTGCGATCAGCTTCTGGCATGTCAGCACAGAGGATCGGCACGTTGGCTTCGAGCAGGCCAGTAATGAAATGCACGTTACGCGCCAGACGGTCGAGCTTGGCAATCAGCAGCGTTGCGCCAGTGCGCTTGGCCTCGGCAAGAGCGGCGGCTAGTTCCGGGCGCTGGCTCTTCTTGCCGCTCTCGACCTCGGTGTACTCGCCGATGATGTTGTAACCGGCAACGGCTGCGCGTTGTGCCTCAAGGCCAAGGCCGGACTGGCCCTGACGCTGAGTTGATACACGGTAGTAAGCGATGTACTGAGTCATTATGCTGCTGCCTTGTTATTGTGTGCGTCCACAATAGCTTTTAATTCAACAAAAAATGCGTT